CAATTTATATCTTTATGCTGATACTAACATTTATTTAAATGCTGAAAATGATTTACACTTTGATGCCAACGGTGGAGATATAGTTTTAAAAGACAACGGAACAAAATTTGGTCAATTTTCGCAATTAGGTTCAAAATTAACTATATATTCAGGTCCATCATCTAATGCTGAAATCACCTTAGGCGGTGCAGTTCTTTGCGAGAATGTTAGTGTTAAATTTACAAATTTACCAACATCAGATCCTGGAGTGGCAGGACGACTCTGGAGAAGTGGAACAGATCTAAAGATAAGTGTTGGTTAATAGGAGGTAACAATGGCACAAAAGATTATTGACGTTGGTACCAAAGGTGATGACGGCACTGGCGATACTATTAGACTTGCCGGTATCAAAATAAATTCCAACTTTGATGAAGTATATGAATTTGATCCTGTAAAATCTGATATTAGATTTGACGGAAATAATATAAGAGTACAAAGCTCAAATGCAGATTTGGCTCTTTCACCTTCAGGAACTGGTACAATTCTATTTGGCGATGGAATTAGAATAAACGACAACAATATTGAAACTGTTAGGTCAAACGACAATATAATAATTGTACCAAGTGGTTCTGGACAAGTTGTTATTGATGGTGTAGGATTTAACAGTGGTACAACAATTACTGCACTTGATTCATCAGCAATAAACATTAACGAATCTTTTAGAATTGATGGTAATTTTACAGCGGGAGGAACATCAAATTTTGATAGTGCAGTTGCTTTAGACCTAACAACTCTCGGAGTAACAGGTTTAACAACTTTATCAAATTTAACTATAGGTGGATCATCATCTTCTGCTGGTACAACAACTATAGATAATTTAACATTTAACGATAACATAATTGGTACGTCATCAAATGCTGATTTAAGATTAACTCCAGGTGGAACTGGTGTTGTCAATGTTGCAAACATGACAATAGATTCAAGTATAAACTTAACAGACAACATAATAAAAGTAACAAGATCCAATGACAACTTAATTTTAACTGCAAGTGGGTCAGGCAGTGTAGACATTATTTCAGGATTTACAACAGCGGCAATAACAACTATAGGTGATGTTAATGTTACTGGAGACAAAACAATTACAGGTCAATTAGATGTTGAAGGTATAACAATTAAAGACAATACACTTTCAACTAATGCCTCAAATTCACATTTACAAATTTCAGGAGGTTCAAGTGGTAATGTTGTAATTGATGATGTTGATATTGGTGGTGGTGCTATTGACAATATTGCAATTGGAGCCAATACACCAGCGGCAGGTACGTTTTCAAGTATAACTTTTAATCCAACTGCAAGTGGTAGTATATCAAGTACTGGTGTAACAGTTACTGACAATACTATAAAAGCAATTGAATCAAATGCTAATTTAGAATTTACTGCAAATGGATCTGGATATGTTGTAGTTAACGGATTACAATTACCAAATGCAGATGGTGGAACTGGACAATTTTTAAAAACAGACGGAAGTGGAACTTTAACATGGGGAACTGTACCTATTGCATTAGGTGTTACTGGTATACAAGATGCAAGAAACACAATTGGATTTTCAACTGTTACTGAATTAAATGCAAACACGGCAGTAGGTGCTCATGAATCTATAACAACTTCATCTAGTGTTGTTGATGAATTTGATCAAACAAAATATGATAGTGCTTGGTATCTAATGTTACAAAGACATCTTAGCGGTGACAGTACTGTTGAGTTTTCATCTTTTAAAACTTCGTTAATGCAAGGAACATCAGATGGCAGTACATTTGATGCTTTCGATGGTACATCACAGATAGTAAAAAGTTTAAGTGGTGATAAAATTTTAGAAACATCTTCTGATATTAGAAGTGCTGTAAGCAAAGTAAGATTATTAGGTACGGCTGGAGATCTTTCTGATGGATCATCTAAACCGGCTGAAACTGCTCTATCATGGTATAGAATTGGCTTAGGCGATAATGATTCTTCTGGCTGGAGTGATGGAAAAACATCAACAGTTGTTGTTGCTGACTTAGATTCAGCGGCATCAAATTTAGATACCTGGGCAAAAGCAGATTATAGAGGTGCAAAATATTTTATTTCAGTAAACAATACAACAACAAACGAAATTCAAAACGTAGAAGTATTAGTTGTTCATAATGGCACTGATGCTTTTATAACAGAATATAATACTCATTCTACTAATACTTCAAGTACAAATCTAGCAACTTTCACAGCAGACATAAGTGGAAGTAATGTTAGATTAAGAGGTGAAAACGGAACTGCTGGTACTTGTAGAGTTACAATGTATAGAATTCTATTAGCAGACGACGAATCAACTTCTACATCAACATATGTAAATGTAATTGGTGCTCAAACAGTAAGCAACACAGCATCAACTACTATTAATTCTAACACATGGAGAGGTGATGTAAGTCCTGACATGAGTTCACAAAAAGTTATTAATAGTTTTACAAAAACAGATTACGATAGTGTATGGTATCATATGATACAAAAAGATATTACACAAGGCGAATGGATAATGAACAAATTATCATCACAACATGGTGTAACTACTGACGGTAGTTCTGTTGACGCTTTTGTTTCTGACTCACACATTTTAAAAACTGGAGCAATGAGTGATATTACAACCTTTGATGCAGGTTTAAACAGTTCAACTTTTGAATTAAAAGCAACAGCAGTAAATGATGGTTCAACAACAATACAAAATGCAATATCTTATTATGCTATAGGTTTAGGTGACAACACGACAACTAACACAACTGGAAAAATTGGTACACACTCTGGTGTAACGTTTGGTGGAAACAATGAAACAAGAGTTGATACTGTTACAGCAACAGGAACTACAACTTCTATTCTTTCTACACAAAGAACACTTGCTGAATTTACAGCATCAGCATATGATAGTGCATGGTTCTTAGGAGTTTCAAACGATATTACAAATTCTGGTCTTGCAACTTTCAAATATTCAGTAATGCATGGAACAACAAGTGATGGCAGTACTCAAGATGCATTCATAACATCATCAAGTGTAACGAGAACAGATATAAGTCACAATCACTTAGAAACCGACGCTGATATTAGTGGTAGTAATGTAAGATTACTAGGTAATGGTGGAAGACTTGATGATTCTTCAAAATCAAATTCAAACACTATGGCATATTACAGAATTGGATTAGGTGACAACGACTCCTCTGGTTATACAAGTGACGACGGTAACGCAGATACAGATGTTGTCACTGTTGGTGGTATACAAGAAACAAACATTGACCGTGTAACGGCGAGTGGTTCCCATGCCACACTATCATCAGCAGGCTCAACAACCTGTGCAGAGTTCACAGCAGGAGAATATGACGGAGCATTGTTCTATGTTGTTAATCGTGATGTTGCAAATGGTAGTTTCGAAACACAGAAAATATCTTTGACTCACAACCTAAATGATTCATTCATGACAAGTTCATCTGTCGTAAGCACTGATGAAGGTGACACTCATCCAGTCTATACTACAGATATTGTTACATCAGGTGACAGCACTAGTAAGGTTAGATTAAGATCTACAGATTCAGACGGTAGTACTGTAAGTCCAAGCAATACCATGGCATACTACAGGATAGGTTTGGGTGATGACGACTCAACTGGACACATTGGTGAGTTAGGTTTGGTCACTGATATCACATATGTGGAAATCATAGACAGCACCACTGTGACACTCAATCAATGGACGCATGGTGCACACTGTGGGGCAAAATATTTCATAACAGTGAACAATCAGTCAACAGGTGAAACGGGAAACATAGAAGCATTATTAACACACGACGGCACGAACGCATACATCACCACATACAACGAAGTTTTCTCAGGCAACAACAGCCTTATCACATTGACAGCAGACATAAGTGGTACAAGTTGTAGGTTGAGAGGTTCTGCAACAGCGGGTGGTAGCACAAAAGTCATAGTCAACAGGATAGTTGCATTTGGAGATTCAGAGTCCGATGAAACCAACTCTGACAGCACAAGAAAAATAATTGGAAATGTTATTGTAAGTAGTGCGGCAACGGCATTTGATACATTCATGTCCAGCGAAACTGATGCGGCGCACTATGTGATTACTGGACAAAAAGGTTCAGATGAAAATTTCATATGTGAAGCAGTTGTCGTAACCGATGGCACAACCGCATATGTATCACAAGGACCTAATGTAAGTTCTAAAAGTACAGATATGTTGGAAATCACTGCGGCGGTATCCAGTGGAGTAGTAACTGTAAGTGCAAGTTCCACTTCTGGAGCATCAACTGTACAGGCCTTTGCAATAAAATTAAAAGCACCTGAAAGTTCTACAGCAACAATTGATAGTTTTGCGGCAAGTTCATTCAGAGGAGCGAAATACTTTATATCACTGAACAACCTAGACAGTAATGAAGTCAGCAATATCGAGGCCATGGTCGTGCATGATGGAACCAACGCTTTCATAAATTCATACAATGAACATTTCAGTGGTGGTGCAAGTTTAATCAACGGAAACCTAACTGCAGACATCAGTGGTGGCAATGTAAGATTGAGATGTGTGGTAGCACAGGACAATACAAGAATTACTTTCTATAAAATAATTTTAGCAGATGCTGAAACTGATATAACTGGCGGAACCAATGTAAATGTAATTGGTGATGTAACAGTATCAAGTGCGGCAACGGCGATAGACACCTATGTGGACACAGACATAGATGGTGCCCATTATGTGATCATTGGATATAATGCCAGTGAAGGAGCGGCATCAATACAAGAGGCCAATGTCATAACAAATGGCACAACTGCTTTTGTTTCTTCTGGTCCTTATGTCAGCACTAAAGGTACAAACCAATTGGATCTTACAGCGGCACATGACGGTTCTTCAACTGTAACATTATCAGCGGCATCTACTTCAGGTGGTTCAACCAAAGTAAACGCATACAGAATTCACATGAAGGCTCCTACTGGACAAACAGATAATTTAGATACTTGGGCAAAAGGAACATACCGAGGAGCAAAATATTATATTTCTGCAAAAGAAACTGTAACTGGTTACACTAGCAATATAGAATGTTTAGTTGTCCATGATGGAACAACTGCTTATATAAATGATTTTAATGAACATTTTTCACACGTATCTTTGGTTACTTTAACAGCAGATATTAGTGGAAGTGATGTTAGAATAAGATGTGCAGGTAATATACCTGACGTTAAAGTTAAATGGTATAGAATTTTATTAGGAGACAGTGAGTCTAATGCAACTGGTGCCGACACAAAACTTTGTGACAGTGTCACAGTGTCGAGTTCAGCAACAGCAATAGATACTTTTGTGGATACAAGTTATACAGGCGCTCATTATATCATCATTGGATATAATGCCAGTGAAGGCTCAGCAGAAATACAAGAAGCAACTGTTTTAACAAATGGTACAACTGCTTTCTTGTCTCACGCAAACCATGTTTCAAGTAAATCAACACCGATGCTTACACTGTCAGCGGCTCATGATGGATCAAACACAGTTACTATTAGTGCGGCATCAACTGCAGGCGGTAGCACAACTGTTAATGCATTCAGAATACATATGTTACGTGGTGATGCTTATTCTTATGATGTAATAGATACCTTTGCACACGGAACTCACCAATTAGCAAACTATGTTGTTGTTGGAAAAAATGCCGCTTCTGAATCTCAAATTGCAGAATTAATGTTAACAACCGACGGTGATGATGTATATATGACACAAGATGTTGCAAACATAAGCACACATTCAACCACAACAATGTTGATGAATTTTACAACAGCTATTAATGGCTCCAATGTAGAATTAAGAGCGGAAAATACTCAAGAAAATACAGATACTACTGTTAATGCTTATAGAATTGTATTAGGAAGAGCGGCAGGTAACCCAAGTTCAATTGCAACACTAGACAGTTGGTCAGCAACTACATACAGAGGTGCAAAATATACAATTTCTATTAGTGATCCTGCCAGCGGATCTTTAGGTTTATACGAAACTTGTGATGTTACTCTTACTCATGATGGAACTACTGTTTATCTATCAGTGTTTGGAAGAATTACAAACCATACAGGTGATATGGTAGAATTTTCAGCAGATATAGACAGCGGAAATGTCCGTTTAAGAGGAACGATAAGTAATACTAATACACACACGGTAACTGTGGTACGAAAGGTAGTTAAAAACTAACATGGCAAAACAAACGTTAAACATAGGTACTAACGCAAACGACGGCACAGGTGATAAACTTCGTGATGCAATGATTAAAGTGAATGAAAACTTCACTGAAATATATACATCTCCTGGTATTTCTTCTGATGCTATATTAATATCTGGAAACGAAATAAAAGCGATACGAAGTGATGACGATTTAATTTTCAATCCTGCAGGTTCAGGTTCGGTTTCAACACCAGCATTAAGATTTAATGGTAACAATATTGAAGGTATTAGATCAAACGAAAATATTAATTTAGTACCTCAAGGAACGGGATCAGTTATATTTGGTGCAATAAAAATTAACGGAACAAGTTTAAGTTCAGATGATTCATCTACTATTAATGTCAATGATAATTTAATTGTTGATGGTGCAACTACAATAGAAGGTTCTACAACACTTATAGGTGCTGTAACAATGGAATCAACTCTTGAAGTTTCAGGAAATACTACTTTATCAAGTTTAACCGTTACTGGTACTTCATCGTTAACTGGTACAGTAACAATTGATAATTTAACATTTAACGATAACATAATTGCTTCATCTTCAAATGCTGATATACGTTTAGAGCCAGGTGGGACGGGTGCAGTAGTTCTTACAAATTTAACTATTGATAGTAATATCAATATAACAGACAACATTATTAAAACAACAGCATCAAATTCTAATTTACAATTATCAGGAAGTGGTTCTGGAACAGTTGAAGTAACGTCAGGGTTAACAACAGCGGCAATTACAACTGTTGGAAACGTTGGTATAACAGGAACAGAAACTATAACAGGACAACTAGATGTTGACTATGTAAGAATTAAAGACAATACAATTACAACTAATGCCTCAAATGCTCATTTAATATTATCTGGAAATGGTTCAGGTAATGTTGTGATTGATGATGTTGATATAGGTGGCGGTGCTATTGATGGTACAGTAATTGGTGGTACAACACCAGCGGCAGGTACATTTACAACAATAACAGCAAACACTTCTGTAACTATTGACGGAGTTACTATTACAGATAATACAGTTTCAACAAATGCTTCAAATGCCAATCTTGAATTAACAGGAAGTGGTAGTGGTGGAGTAACAATAAGTGGTTTTACTTTCCCAACTTCAGATGGATCAAATGGAGAATTCTTAAAAACAGATGGTGCTGGTGCATTATCCTGGGGAGCGGCAGGAGCCACTCTAAACTATTCAGATATAGCAGATGCAACAACTACTGTTTCTAGTTCATCAACGTCAGTAATGAATACTTTTGCTAAATCAAGTTATAGAAGTTGCAAATATTTTATATCAGTTGTAGATGCATCAAATACTAGATACGAAATGGTTGAAGCTAATGTTACACACGACGGAACAAATGCTTATATTACTACATTTGGTTCAGTTACCAGTTATGATACAGCAGATGACGGATCAACTTTACGTACACCGGTGGTATTTACAGCAGATATTAACGGTTCTGATGTGAGAGTATTAGTAACTTGTCCAAATAACAATAGCCACGTATTCAAATTTCAAAGAACAGCAATAGACGTATAAAATTTACATTCGGTTTGTAGAATATTAAATAAATAATCATACAAGGGATAACAAACTATGGCACAACAAACTATTAGTATAGGAACAACAGCTAATGACGGTACAGGTGATCCGTTAAGAACAGCATTTAATAAGATTAATTCAAATTTTACAGAATTATACACATCATCACCTTTTGGAAAACAGGTTACAATTACAGGAAACCAAATAACTGCTAATGCCTCAAACGCAGATCTTGTTTTATCAGGATCAGGAACAGGAGGAGTTACAGCAAGTGGTTTAAGATTTGGTGGTACATCGATTAGTGCTGATGATTCTTCTATCGTTAATATTAACGAAGGCCTTAACGTAACAGGTAATATTACAGCAGAAGGCGATATAACAGCAACAGGAAATATTTTTGCTAACGGAAACATTAATTTAGGAAATACATCAGGTGACCAAACAAAAGTTACTGGTGTATTTGAAGCGGACAATATACAAATTGATGGAACAACAATTACAACAAACACAACTAACGGTTCAGTTACAATAACTGGAAATGCTACAGGTGGTGTTATTGTTGAAAATTTAACTTTTAATGATAATGCAATTAGTTCACCATCAAACAGTGATATTAGCATTCAACCAGGTGGTACTGGTGATGTTGTTATCAGTGCTTTAAGAGTAAATGGCACAACATTAGATTCAAGTGATTCAACTTCTGTTACAATAGCAGAAGCAGTTGATATTACCGGTGCTTTAACAGGAACATCAGGTAGTTTCAGTACAACATTGGCAGTAACTGGTGCAACTACTTTAAGTGGTGGAGCAACAGTGCTTGGCAGTACTACAACAGGATCATTAACAACAAATTCAATTTCATCAAACGGTTCTAACGCAGATATTTCAATCCAACCAAGTGGAACTGGTGACGTAGTAATCAGTGCATTAAGAGTAAATGGTACAACATTAGACTCAAGTGATTCAACTGCGGTAACAATAGCAGAAACATTAAACGTTACTGGAACATTAACCACAGCAGACGTTTCAACAACAGGTGCTACAACAATTTCAGGAGCATTAACGGCAGGTTCAGTTAATGTTGGTGACTTAAACATCACAGCAGACGGAACAATTACAACAGATACAAACGGTGACATTAATATTAATCCGGCTGGAACTGGTGTTGTTGTTTTAAGTTCAGATGTAACTCACACAGGAACACAAACTACAACAGGACAATTAAATGTTGACAACTTAAGATTAGATGGAAACGTACTTTCAGCAACATCTGGTGGTATTACACTTACACCGGCATCTGGATCTAACGTTGTACTTGGTGGAATTGGACAAGCAACAGAATTCCATGCAACATTAGGTGAGTTTGTTACTTTAAGAGCAGATAAAATTCAAAACGATACTTCAAACTCAACCTTAGAAATTACTTCACAAGGTACTGGAAATGTTAAAATTGGAGTTACTGAATTTTCGTCAACAGCATCAACTATTACTGGAACGGTAACAAACGGAGACATGACATTTACTCCACAAGGTACAGGTGATTTTAAAGTTGACGCACACATAAATCTTGTTGAACAATCTGGTGATGCTACAGGTGAAACTGATTCTGCACACATTTACGCAAAAGCAGATAGTGGTAGTGCTGAAGTTTTTGTTAGAGATGAAGCAGGAAACGTAACTAAGATATCTCCGCACAACGAAAAAGGTAATTGGGAATATTATTCTAAAAATATCAAAACTGGAAAAATTGTAAGAGTTGATATGGAAGAATTAATTAAAGATATAGAAAATATTACTGGAAAACAGTACATAAACACACATTAATAGTACGTATCATAACAAAAAGTCTTAACATAAGACAATATGAGAAAACATTATAATAATAAAAGGCACCGATCTCCACGATCAGAAATTGCTAGATTACAAGAAGCACTTAAACGTGAAAGAGACCCTGTCACACGTGAAAATATTAAACAACACCTAGAACACTGGCATCGTACGCAGAATAATAGATACTAAAACTCAATAAATACTGACGAAGGAGTAAGTTTTAATGTCGACACCAGTGTGGACAACCACAGCAGGTAAACTTGCGTCAATAGACGAGCAAGTAGCATATTCGCTACAATTAGAAGCGAATACAGCCGATTCTACGGCTCTCACTTACTCCGTAATCGCAGGAAGCCTACCTTCAGGAATGGAACTTACTTCAACAGGCTTACTGACAGGAATTCCAGCCGAGGTCTCGAAAAGAACTAGATATACCTTCGTCGTACGTGCCACGGCTGGAACAAAAATTACAGACAGAACATTTTATCTTGATGTATCAGGTGCAGATGCTCCAACATTTACAACCGCTTCTGGACAACTTAAAATGGAAGATTCCACAAGAGTTGGACTCTATTGGATATTAGATGGTGCATCTATAAATGTTCAACTAGCGGCAACAGATGCAGACACAAGAGCAGGACAAGTATTAGTTTATGAATTAGTTAGTGGTGAACTACCACCAGGAGTTACTATGTCAAGTACAGGTTTAGTTTCAGGTGTAGTACGACTAACTGAAGATATATTTGCAAAATCACGTGGCGGATTTGACAACGACGAAGAAGCATATGATGACGTTGTATACGACAAAACACTTATTACAAGAAGTATTAACAAAAACTTTGATTTTATAATAAGAGTTTCAGACGGTACAAGTTGGATTGAACAAAATAATTCAATATTTGTTTATTCTGCAGATTATTGGAAAGTATCTAATACACAAATAACAATAGATATGACCATTGTTGATGGTTCACCGTTAACTATGGATTTGAGCTCAAGTAGAAGACCAGTATTTAAAACTGCATCAGACTTAGGAACGTTTAGACACGACAATAAGGTTGTTATAAAAATTGATGTTGAGGACTTTGATCCTTTACAAGCAGATTTAGAATATTCAATTCAATCAGGTTCTATGCCTTCAGGTTTATCAATTAATGTTAATTCTGGAGAAATATATGGAACACTAGCAAGACAATCAGCTATCGAAACTGATTACACATTTACAATAAGAGCAAATAGAGTAATACAAACATCTCCAACAGTTGTAAATGTTTACTCTGATCAAACTTTTACAATGAAAGTTATTGGTGAAACTGACATTGGTATTGCATTTACATCACCAACAAATTTAGGAACATTAACAGCACATATTCCTAGTATGCTTTCAATAAATGCAGTAGCTGATAATACAGACAGAGTATTAACTTATTCAGTTACATCTGGATCATTACCAACAGGTATAACTTTATCTAAAACAGGATATCTAATGGGAACTATTGAACCAGGTAACTTTACTGATTCAACTAGATCATATACATTTACAGTTACAGTACGTGACCAATATCAAGAGACAGCGGCATCAAAAGAATTTACACTAACAATTGATATACCACTTACAACTATTGAATATGGAAACATGATTGGTCATTCAACAGCATTAATTGATCAAAATATATTTTATGAAATAGCACAAGATTCTAATATAAATTCTCAAGATTATATTTACAGAGGAGAAGATTCAAACTTTGGTATGAAAATAAATCCTGAGATGTTAATGTTAGCTGGATTACAAGCACAAACTTTAACAACATTCCAACAACAAATGGAACAAAACCATGCACCAAGAACTTTATACTTTGGTGATATTAAAACTGCAATAGCCAAAGAAGACGGCGAAATAAAATACGAAGTAGTTTATATCGAAATGAAAGATGTTCTTGTTAATAATTCTGGAACAGCAATAAGTTCTTCGTTTAATTTAAGAACAGAAGTAACTAAATCAATTTTAGGACCAAGAGCAGGCACAACAAATTTAACTGCTGATATGGATGAATATAATGTAACCACTTATGATGGGCTCTCATTTAGTACTTCAGGTTCTAAAGTTAGATTTGCAAATCAACTGTCTGCAGACTTAGGTTTTGTAGCAACTTTATATCCTAATGCAATAGCAAATATGAGAAGTAGAATGAAAGAACTAGGACATAAAGAATGGACACATTTACCATTATGGATGAGATCAATACAATCAGACGGTAAAGCACCGTTGGGATTTGTAATGGCTGTACCAATTTGTTATTGTCTACCGGGTACATCTGCTTTGGTTAAGAAAAGAATCGAAGATAAAAATTTAAAATTTAAAAATATACAATTTACTATCGATAGATATCAAATTAGTAATAGTAAAATTACACCTGCAACATTTACAGCAGATGGTTCTACTACTGAATTTGAATTAGACGAAATTGTACACGAAGAAGATATTTTGGTAAAAAAAGGAGATGTTGTTGTATATGTTGGTGATAGTGTAACTGCTGATAATGACATTGATCCTTCATACCTTACAGCGGATTCGCAACTAAGATCAGCTGATCATGAGTATGAAATTACGTTAACACACGACACATCTAACAAAAAAACTACGGTAAAATTTACCAACGCACCAGATTCAGGCACAATAATTAGAGTGGCCAGAGGTGCTGATAAATATCTAGTATTTAGAAACAAAGGAATTTAATAAATGCCAAGTAATATAGCACCATCAAATATAGACGCTACTTTTCCTAAAGCAGGACAAGATAATAGCTCACAAGGTTTTAGAGATAATTTTAATGCTATTAAAAACAGTTTAACTGATGCTAAAGATGAGATAGATGCCCTACAAGCCAATAAGGCAAGTTTAGATGGTAGTAGCGATTTTTCAGATAACCTAATTACTAGAGCAAAATTTAAAGACACATCAGAAACTGTATTTGCACATGGTACTACTGGTGGAGCAATTACATTAAATCACGAAAATGGACATTACCAAACTATAACATCAAACGCCGCAATTACCTTGTCATTTAGTAATTGGCCTGCAACTGCAACACTAGGAAGAATTATACTTGATATTACCTATGCCTCAACAGCACATACGATTACAATTCCATCTGCTGTGATAGTCTCAGGTGGTGTAACAGGAGGTGACGGATCATCTGATACAATTACTGCTCCAACATCAGGCAGATACCTATACGAGTTTATGACTCCAGATGCTGGTGTAACAATTTTAATGCATCAATTAGGTAACAACTATATCTAATAGGAGGGGGTAATGTACTACCATCCATTACAAGAAGAAATAGCAAATATGTCTGACGAGGACATATCAAAAAGAATTAGAGAACTTACTAGAAAAGTTGGTATTGCAAGAAGAGGAAGAAATCCTGAAATGCTAATGAACTTACAAAAAGCATTATTAACTTACCAAGATGCAATTAAACAAAGACGATTAGAAGAATGGCACAAAAATTATAAAAAAGCCAGAGGTGAACCAGATTTAGGTGACCTAATTAATATTGAATAGTAAGTATGTTTAATGTCAAATAGTTTTTCATGGAAGACAAAATTTAAATCAATAATAATTGTAGACGGCGAATTATTTTCTAACGAATACAATGTTAATATTCATATTACACCTCATACAGCAAACTTAAAAGAACAAACGGAATATTTTGAAAGATTAAAAAGTCTTTTTGAAATGATTTTTGCAAATACAATTACTACATGGAGAGACGAACCTCTTTACCATACATTAAAAAAATCTTCAAACAATAGATTTATTGAATTACCAAAACCACCATATGATCAAATAATGGCCGCAGTATGTTTTTGCAAAGCAAACTCTGTATTAGACTCGGTAATTACTGTTAGCAAATTAGAATTAAGCAGTTGGCAAGGTGATGGTATAACATATTTTGTTGACAAAGATAGCAAAGAACTGTTATTATTAGACGTACCAAAATGGTTTTCAGAGAAATACAGTAAATTTGATCCATGGTGGTTAAGGGCAGACACGGCAACATATGATAGGGAATTTGATAAAGGCATTTACACAGGACACTTTAGTTGGAACAATAAAAAAATTGTTGACAAAAAGCACCAAGACCATGCTAAAATATTTGAATTCAATCCAAAGGTTTTAGATGGTGGCAAAGACAAAAATAAATGAGACAGGTGATTGCATTTTTAACGAACAAGATGCAATAGACATTCTTTATAGCAATCCAGAATTTGATATTTCAAAATTATTTTTTGATGATATTGAAAAATATAATAATAGTATCAAAGAAACTAATTTAGATTTACCAAATATAAAAACAGTACCAAAAAGAGAAAATTTGATAGAGTTTGATCAAAAAAATATTAAAAATTGGTATATGCCAGAAAAATATTACCAAATAAATGTTAAAAAATATTTGTTAGACAAGTGTCAAACACAAGAAGAACGAGATAGAGTAGAACTAGAATATAAACTGTTTGAAGAGAAAAAATTTATTAAGGTATTACAATTTTTAATTTACTTTATAGACACACTAAGGGCAAACAATATCGTATGGGGAGTAGGCAGAGGTAGTAGTGTAGCAAGTTTATGTTTGTTTTTAATTGGTGTGCATAAAATTAACCCATTACAATATAATTTAAATATTACTGAATTTTTAAGATGATAAGTAATAGCAAATAGGAGCATATTATGGTAGCAAGACCTACAAGAAAAAGAATGTATAGAACAATGCAAGGTCGTATGATCGACATTGAAAAATTAAGAGGCGCTAACGAAGACGTAAGAGCAGTTGGTAATATGAATGTTAATGCTCGAGGTGATATTTTAGGACCAAGTGGATCAATTGCAACTACTAAAGAAAAAGTAATTGCAAAATATTATGAAAAGCCACGTGGTAAAGTTGACGATACTCCAGCAAGAGCTAAACCTACACCAGCTAGAAGAGTTGCTCCAGCACCTCAACCAAAACCGCAACCAATTCCGCCTTCATCACAAACAAGAGCACCGAGACAAGCCAAACCTAAGGTTACGCCTAAAAAAGGTATTGACGCGGCACTTGACGGAATAGAATAAATCTAATATAATACTTCTATATGGGACAAATAGAAGATCTACAAGCAAAAGGATTTGGATCACATGGTGGTAAGCAATACACTATTGATCACGACATCACTCCACTTAAAAAAAGAGTATTAGTATCTGATATGCACTTTGGTGAAACTAAAACTGCAGGTGGATTAATTATTCCAGATGATGACGGCACATCAGGAGGAGTACACCCACGTTGGGCAAAAGTATACGCAGTTGGCAAAGATCAAGATGATGTAAAAATAGGACAATGGATAATGGTAGCACATGGTAGATGGTCGAGAGCATTTAAAGTCGCAAAAGAAGGTGTTGAACTAGAAGTAAGAATGATAGATGAAAATGATATCTTACTTGTATCTGACGAGGAACCAGCACACAACAGAAAAAAGGCCGGATATGTCAACACAGGCGGAATGCAACAAATGACATCACTTCCGGGCAATGACTAAAAAAATAAAATTAAAAAGAATTTTTGTTCCAATAGACAAACTTGTAACTATGGCTGAACTAGGTTTAGGAGCAAAACGTCCATTGAACAAAGAGAAAAGAGGTTGGATTAACAAACTTAAAAAGCAAAATGACCCGTTTGATCCAATTCTTGTTACACCTATAAAAGATTCTGGATATTATTTGCTTACAGATGGTTGGCACAGAGTACAAG